GCGGATTGCTCTTCTTGGTGACAGGGATAAGGGACATGAGGTCCTCCTCAGATGTTTTGATGATCGGGAGAAAAGGAGAAGGGGCTCCCGAAGGAGCCCCTAATCATTAGGCCGGGTAGACCGTGGTAGCGCGGATGACGCGGGTCGCCATCATCGGATCCAGGGTCTGGAAGCCGTAGAGAGCGTCCAGAGCGACGTAGTTGGTCGCAGTGTCGCCATCGTAGTACATGCGGGCGCGGAGCGCGACGCCGGACACTTCGTCGACCACCGTTTCGATCTCAGCGCCGCGACCGTCGCCGGTGCGTGGCAGAGGAGCGAAGGCAAGCGCGAACGCGTTGCGGTGGAACATCAGGTTCCGGTAGTTGGCAGCCTCTTCAACCGCGTTCAGGTTGTTGAAGGTGACCACCGCGTTGTCCGCGACCGCCTTACGGAGGCCAGGATAGAACGTGAAGGTACCAGCACCCGAAGACAGCGTGGTAGCGGCCGTCAGAATGTAGACGGTGTCGTCGCCGGCGATCTGGAAGGTGTCACCCACCTGGAAGGTTTCGGCGGTGCCGCCACCATCCATCGCGACCGAGGTCGTGTTGCCAGCGTAGCCAGAGGCGTTGTTGATCGCCAGGGCTTCGTCGCCGGTCGCGGCCGAGGCCGTACCAGTCGAAGTCATGGCAGCAACAGACACGTCAGCGTTCTGCGAGACGAAGGTCTCGACGCCGAAGCGCTGGCCGAGCGAACCGCGCATGAGGGCTTCCTGGTTCGCGGTGCCGCCAACGGCGTCAGCGCGGTGGAAGATTTCCATGTCGAGGAACGCGGCTTCCAGACCGGTGTCAATCGCGTAGTGAACCATGTTCGGGTCCATTGGGACGCCGTTGCCACGGAGGACCTTACGAGGACCGGTGATGAAGGCCGAGGAGGCCGTGCCGGAGATGATCGACTTCGGGCCGACCTTCGCACCGAGGGTGTAGAGGTCAGAGTCGATCTTGTCGGCAAGAGCGTAAGCCGCCGGCTTAATGTGCTCGTTGATGATGCGCTCGGAGGTGTAGGCCAGCTCCTTGTCCGTCACCTTGAACTTGACTTCCTGGTGGGAGTCGAGGGTGATGGAAACGTTCTGACCCAGGAGGTCCTGAGCGGTCGTGCCGGTGCCCGCGACGTGAGTCGAGGCGGTGAAGTGAGACGGACGACGCATGTTGATGGTGTCGCCGAGGGAGTTGCCAGCGCCGTTACGCTCGGCTTCCGCGCCGCGGTGAACGCGACCGGCCATGCCGAGTGCCTTGTAGAGCTGGAGCAGCGCTTCGTTCGCGAAGAACGTTACGTTGTAGTTACCAAGAGTGTTAGCCATGCTGGCCTCCTGAGATTCGATTGCGCTCGTCGCGCGGATTAACTTTACGTCAAACCTTACGACGAGCGCAAAGCAAGACGCGATGGGACCTTATAGGTCAGATCGTTGCTTGGGTCAAGACCTTAGTCAACAATCTGGAGCGGAACACCAGCCTTTTCGGCCTGAGCCTTTGCAGCCTGGTACTTCTGCGGAATTCGAGCATCGGCCCGCGCGATGGTGATTGACCCATCAGCACCCGAACCTGCACCACCCTTGGATCCCGCCGCGCCGGCGCCGGAAGAGCCCGGGAACCAATGAGGAGCTTTCTCCTTCATGGATTCGAGCCACTCCTTTGCGGAGAGCGGAGACTTGGCATCCTTGCCAAGGATAGTGGTGCCGTCAGACGCCTTTGCGAGCGGACGGAAATCGGCATCCAGGGAGAACACACTGCGGCCGCGATAGATCGCGTCCTCGATTGCGGTCGGCTGGAGACCTACTTCAGACGCAGCCTGCCGGATCATCGATTCCACCAGGACGTCGCGGATACGAGAGTTGAGCTGTTCCTTCTCGGTAACCGTCTGCGTGAGCAGTTGGTCCTTCTGGGTCAGCTTGCTTTCCATATCCTTGCGGAGAGCATCAGTCCGGCGCTGGAACACTTCGTCGATCTTGCCTTCGGCAATCAACTTGGTCTCCTCGTCGTTCTTCATGCGCTCAGCGAGCGACTTCAAGACCTTCGGATCAACACCGTCGAAAGTGGCGTTGAGCTCCTTGACCTTCTCCTCGAGCGTCTTCTTCTCGCCCAAGATGGAGTCACGATTTTCCTTCAGACCCTTGGTCGCTTCTGCGATTGCGGCGTCTACGAGCTGCTTAACCTCCGGGTTAGACAGATCGATTTTAATTTCGTCAGGCATAGTTGCACTCCTGTGCTTTAAGGTCGCAGGTTCCTACCTGCGTTGCATTGATATGTC